TGACGAGCAGATATTCAGATAATCAATAAAGATAATATCTGGCTTAAATGTTTTCTTGATAGCCAACTCTTTAATCAATCCACGAAAGTGTCCAGAGTGTGCGCTCGCGGTGGGATACTCTTTGACAATCAACTTGCCAGAGGTAGACTTAATAATCTTATTGATTTTACTTTCAAACATCTGCTTGGGTAGGTCATGCAAGTCTTCCATAGAGATGTTCATTAGGTTTGCATCAATGCGTTCTGCGATACGTTCCTCTGCCATCTCCAGAGTTATATACAATACATTCTTTCCTTGAGACATACAGTTAGCTGCTACATGGCACATAAACAAAGACTTACCGACACCTGTTCCTGCTAACGCGATGTTTAGGGTTTTCGGAGGTAATCCACCTTTGGTTATTCGATTAAAAAACTCCAAGTCAAACGGGATTTTTTCCTCTACGGTATGGTAGTAGTCAAATCGACTTTCACTATCCTCTAAGTAATCATGACCTACATGATTATCGAATCCTACCGCGAGAGCATCTGTGAGTATACTCGGAATGGAATCCGCGCTGCGCGCCTTATCCTTTCCGTCTATGATTGAGATACCCTCAACGATTGCGTTATAGACCGCACGATCTTTGCACCACTTCTCTGTGGTTTCGACTAACCATTCATAGTTTACTTCTTTGTCTGCTTTCAACGACTTGACTGTATTCAGTATGCTGGAAATATCACTCTCGTTTAAATCTCTGCGTGTGTCTATCTCTATCTCCAGAGTAGACTTGGTGGGTAGTGCGTTATATCTTTCTACAAACTTTTGTATTTCTTCGAATACTATTCGTTCTGTTCTATCTGCAAAGTATTCACCCTTTATGAATGGTAATACCTTACGTGCATATTGTTCATTTGCAACTAGCTCTGAGAGCGTAGTTCGTTCAATCGTCTGATCTGTACTCAAGGTTTTCTTCCTGTAGTTGTTGTTCAATAATAGTCACAAGTATATCCCCAATGATTGTAAAGAACTCATTCCCGAATTCTTCCCTATTCATGTTCGCATTATCTAGTATAGTATATTCGAACCGAAAAGGCAAGTCCCCTTTGGAATTTATTTCATTCTCTTCGGGTAGAACTACCTTGCCGTATGAATAGACAACCCCTTCGAACTTTCCCTCGCCGATACGCAATGAAGCTTGTTTGTCTTCTTTGCGTGTTACCCAACTCCACTTCACTGACATGCGTATTCCTCTGGGGATTGCTCAATGAATGTTCTGCGAGACTTATAGAAAGTCATTGGTTTACTAAACCAGCTGGGTTTTGTTTCTGAGAATGGTATGTAACCAATAAGCATTGATTTGTCATTGAGAATGTAGGTGTGATTAGGATAGTCCCCATTCCACTTAGTTGTTTCTTTCAATACTTTCATATATTTCCTTATGCGATAAACCATCTGTATATACCCCAGAAATCTATGAGTATAAAAAAGAAGTTGTGAGTAAACATTGCATTATCTCGAACTCTAAACCAAAAGAAATAACTGAGAGTTAGATGTCCTGATAAAAATAAAATATAACCATACTTAGATATCTCTACGTTAGAAGAGAGAAGGAGTGCAGCGATTAGAAACATAAAAGTTCCACTCCACTTGTACATGTTGTTTAGTGCCATAATTAATAATACTCTACTGTTGTTTCTATTGTTGGATTGTTTTCATCATTCGTGGTAGTCTCTGTCTCTTTGCAAATTTGTCTGTTGCCATTCTCATCTTTTTGCTCGTAGTATTGTACTACCTCACGTTTGAGTAATGTTCGTTTTACTTCATATGGGTTTTCACTCATGTGTTCTCCTTTAGTTGAAGGTCTTTATGTGATACAAATAAATTATGTTCCATTCCAAAATCTACTCCGTAGATAGTGTCGCCACCATTCGCAAAAATCTTTGTTACTTTACCATGACCATATTCTTCGTGTGTTACTTCATCTTTTTCTACGAACATAAATTTTCCTTTATTATTATATACCAGTTAAGTAAGCAAACATCGCTCAGTTTTAGGGGGTGGCCTCTTTGATACAGCTAGAAAATAACTCAAAGACACCTTATTGCATTTATAGTTTAGGAAAGCCATTCCAGTTTCTAAGGGCCCCTCTTTTAAATAACGTCCCCTCTCACTCAAGGTCGAGGCGATCAATCCTAAGCTCGAGAGTGAGAGAGTATCAACGAAGCTGTGTAAGGGCTTAACCCCACTTCGCATGAGTTCTAATTGAAAGGAAACCAACTTACATCCCCACACCATAACCATTGTGGAACTTTCACCGTGGGCCAACCAACCTTAATGGTTTCCTTTCAAACTGTTGTATTGATAACTAGTGCATCAATTAAATTCTTATAAGGGGGGAGAGAAACCAACAAGACTCGATCCTATTGAAGCGCTCGCAGCATATTAATTCACTAACTGGCTTACCCGATTGATCATTTTTAAAGTCTAAGGTTTCTCTCTTTTCTTTCAATAGTAGGAACAACACCCCTGTTCCGATAAGGGAGAAAGACTTGCAGTACCACGATTAAGGTCTAGTGGGCGTTTCCCATTCCAGTAGTCTTTCTCTTTTTCCATTCTATACAGCCATTATACCATGTAATACAAGGCTTGTCAAGTATTATTTTTACAGGGGTTCGTTACCCCGAAATGCAGCGTCAGGCACGAAGTCATCTTCTATGAATAATTCTACTTCAGCGTTATTGCTGACTCCCCATAGTTCTCCCTTTTCGTATTCTTCTACAGCGTATATAATACCTTGATCGACAAATGTGTCGCCTTTTTGTAATTGGTATTCTTTCTCAAATTTATATTTCATTATTCTTTCTTCCTTATCAACTATTCCTAAATTAAACATATGCAGGGTCAGGGTAGAAACTCTCTACTTCATTCATTGCAATCTCTGGATGTACACGAGGAGCCCATAGAGCGCCGTTCGCATGTAGTCTATTCATCACTACATCTAATCCCTCTTCTTCTGCATCTTGTAAGCGCATCATCCATTCTTTTACTGCAGCCATATGTGTAACTCCTTTTTCATTTTATGTAACCATTATACCAGACCAGCCAAGTAATGTCAAGGCAACATCAGCGCAAATAAACATAACCATACTAACATTCCTAGCACCAGTATAACAGCAGCTTTCCCTACAAACAATAACGTCTTCAGAGGTGCGCTAAGCAGTCTGTAAGCGCACCAACCGAGCAGGGTAATGATAAGTATAGAGGCTATCATTTAAGCACCGTAGACTATCTCGTTGAATGCATCCACAGCTTCCTTGCGATCCATATCATCTAGTTCTAGAAAACTCTCTCGGTCTGCATTACAGGACAATCCATCTCCATTGACCTGTTCTATTATTCGTATCTCGAAGCGATATCGGTCTTTGAATGACCATAGCTGGAAATTAACTTTGTTCTTCATTTCACTCTGTATCAATTGCATTACTGTATCCCTTATTCGATTCAACATAGCTAGTATATCACGTTGGACAGGGTATGTCAAGGCTACTTCGCCAAATAAATGCTAAATAAAAGCCTTGACATTTGGCCGAAGCTGTGGTATACTCGATAGTATCTCCGTGTGTGTGGAATAGAAATCCCGTTGCGCCGTAGACTTTAACCCATACTCCACAGCACCTTTAGGCATTTATTTCAGCATTTAAAAGAATACCACTATTTACCACAATTCTCCACTTTCCTTCCGCAATCACCTTAATCTCCAAATGTAAATCGTATCTCTGTCTGTAATTTTGAATTGAATGTGTCCCTCTGATTAGAGTTCAATCCTTCCCATTTGCCTTTAATCGACCAGTTTCCTCTACTAAACTTATATCCTGCTTCGTAACTAGTACCATGAGACATTACACCGCCTTCTACATAGAGATTGTTCTTGAGTTTATATCCGAGTCGTAGGTGACTCGTTGTTGTCTGTGAGTATGAATCTCTAAAGGGGACTACATTCTTGAGTTCTACATAGGGGTTTCCTGCGCCTGCAATCATAGGAATGTATAATGTAACCGCTAGAAGAATTCTTTTCATCATGTAATATGTGTGGTGATATAGTCTTCTACCATTTTATCATCATCAAATAGAAGATCACGGGCTGCACATTGTAACTTTTCTATCTGTTTTGCATGATCCTCATACTTTACCCAATCACCTGCATCATGTTCCACTAGATGATTTCCATCATAAATGTCTACATCATACCGTTGTATACCCATCATTCACCTCCCTTATAATATCAATTGCAAATGTTACTGCTTCGATATCTAATTCATTTACTCCCACCTCACTGCTATCCACTCTCTTATCAGCTGATATGAATATTATATCTTTATTCTTTACATTTAGATACTCTCTGTGATCTAGTAATTTTGCTAACATTGATTCTAATCTATTCAGTTCCTCAATGCCTTTGCTTGCGCTTCTCTCTATGGCTTCCAATTCATACTCCACATTAGTTAATTACTTTGGTCAAAATAAAATACCAGATGACTCCACTCAGCACTACTCCACTCACAATTCCTATCCAACTCCATATCATATCTAGATTCAGGAAATTTAAATTGGTGAAGTTTTCATGAGGTTCTAGGTAATCCTTTTTGTGTTGGTAGTACTCACGAGTGGTTGCCCACATCCACACTAAAAATACAGCTCCGACTATAGGGATTGTTCCTATTATTGTAAATAGTAAACAACTTCCAAAGTGTGCTGATTGGTCTATCAGTTCCTTTGGTATTTCCTTCTTTATAAGGTCATCGTGTTGTTTCATTACTATTTCTCCCCATCACTAGCGATTTGTGTCAATACCCATATAAGTCCTGATATTGCGATACCTACTACACCAATGCTTGCAAGCATTACTGAAAATGCGATTAATCCTGCGTAACTGTCCATGTTTCTCCTTTGTTATGTTCACCTAATTCAACAGACTTGCATTGAATTTTAGTAATAAATGACTTTCGTCCTGTTTGTTTGTGTAAATTTGCGTGATGTTCCATTAACTTTATCTTGGCGAGTATACAAGGTGCTTTTGATCGAAAATCATCGAATCTAAACATAATCTCCTTGTCCTGCAAGGGTAAATACAAAGTTAACAGTAGATACCACATTTATGCATGTCCTACTGATTCGCGTTTGATATCATTGTGATTGAACTCTGCCCAATACAACTCAAATGCAACTCCACTCTCAAGACATTCAAACTGATGATATACACCCGGCTTCACCTTGCAGTAATCACCTGCTTCTAGAATGGTTTCATCTACTAGGTTATAGTCTTTCTGCCAGATACGAATAAGTAATCGACCAGACTCTACAAAAAATCCGTTCCACTTAAATTGGTGGCGGTGTTTTGAACATACACCACCCTTGTTCATGTCAATTCTATGAAACTCAAGCGCTCCGTTTGCTTCTACTAACTCCGTCTGTCCCCACACCTTTCCTGCTATAGTCATACTCCACCTCTTTAGTTAGGTAAATCACCTCTTAGGTAATGATGCATGGCCGCACTCGACTGTGCGGTTTCAAAATTCTGAACTTGACCATGTTTTCGTCTCCACTCAATTGCATCGTTTAATGTATTTATCTCAATACCATCAAACTCTGTGTGTATGCATCCAATATTATATCCAGCTTTCAACCAACGTAGTTGTTCTAGGCCTTCAATAGTTTCTTCTTTCGGTATTTTCAACTGTGGATACTGAGTGAGTGAATCGCGAGAATACCCGTAGATACCCAAGTGATGCTCTCCATATTTCATACCTCGACCAAACCACAATGCTCTATTATCCGAATCTAGAATCATTTTAACACTATTGGGATCGTTTTGCAAGTCCCTTTTCATATTAGTGTACATTGTGGTCACGCTGTAGTCATCAATCCACTTCAATTTGTTTAAAGTTGTTTGAATCATGTCCTGTGAAATGTCAGGCATGTCACCCTGTACGTTTATAAAGCTGTCGTAGGGGTCAAACATCTTATGACGAATCGCATCTGCACAGCGTTCAGTACCATTAGCATAGTCCTTTTCACTTATCGACACGGCATTCTCTTCAAAGAGTGCCGCAATATTTTCACTGTCGGTAAGAACGTATACGTCAAGTCCACTCTTCACGCACTCATCATATACGCGCTGTATCATGAACTTGTTTCCTAGTTTGATTAGTGGTTTGCCAGGCAAGCGTGATGATTTCATACGGGCAGGTATGAGTATCGCTGTATTCATACTTACCATGCCGTGATCAGGGTTTATATCCACCATGCGTTACCCAAAGTTTTTACAATCAAAGCAACTCGTTTCACAGTACTTGCGAAGTCTTTAAGGTTTAACATGTTAGGGCCATCACTAGGAGCATTATCAGGGTCAGCATGTACTTCAAGGAAGAAGTTAGTAATGCCCATACCAGCGGCGGCGCAAGCAAGTCCTGTAACGTAATCCCTATTGCCACCACTAGAGTCACCATTTCCGCCTGGCTGTTGTACAGCGTGAGTAGCGTCAAAGAATATGGGGACGGGGTAGTGCTTTTTCATATACTGCATGCCTGTATAGTCAACAACGAGGCGGTTATATCCGAAGCTGGTTCCTCTTTCAGTTAGCCATATCTCTTTTGCACCACTCGTTTTGCTTAGCACGCCTTCCATATCCCACGGAGCTAGAAATTGACCCTTCTTGATATTGACTATCTTGTTCGTTGTGCAAGCTCTTTGTATCAAGTCAGTTTGTCTCGACAGAAACGCTGGAATTTGAAGCACATCCACTGGATGAGATTTAGTTATGATGTCATCAATATCAGTGACAGAGTGAACGTCTGTTAATGTTTTCACATCAAGGCCTCTTCTTATAACACCAAACGCTCTCATCGTATCATTCATACCAACACCACGCTGACCGTCAACTGATGTTCTGTTGGCTTTATCAAATGATGCCTTAAAAATGTACTCTATGCCATGAATATCGCAGACACGTTTGCACTCAGTCGCTATTTCTAAAGATTGCTCTAGCGTTTGGTGCTGGCAAGGCCCGGCAATTATCTTCATCTTTTTCATGACAAGACCCCCACTAAACCTAAAGTGAATGTTATTAGTCTCATTCCTAATAACATCGATATTATGATTAATATTAATTTAGTCATCTTATTTTAAATCCTTATAAGGTTTCAACACAGTTTCGTAAATGCTATCTGCGACATACTTCATACACATAGGTGCAACCATCAGTCCAATTCTTGCGAGTTGTTGGTTTAATGTACCTGTCAGAATATAGTCTTCTGGTAGTGTCATTAACCGCTTACTCTCTTTGGTAGTGAACACTCTATCCTCTGATGCGTGTAGATGCACCGCAAGAGAGGTTTGCAATCCCTGTTCAGATAACGTATGTGATGCTTGATGCCATGGCACTCGTCTTGATTGGAAGAATGAGTTCTTATGTTCTGGTAGTTCCTTACCCCATTTCGCACGATGTCGAATTACCTTATCATACCACGGCTTGACCACATCATCACCCACTGATACCACTTTCTCAGGGTTCTTAGGTAGACGTTTCAACCACTTGTATTTTGCACCCTTCTTCATAATCTCACATAGCTCATGAGCCTCTGTCATGTTCTCCTCATCATTTCGCAAATCACCTATCGCTTCTTCTATGGTAGGCTCTTCTTCTATTCTTGGTTCTGGATAGATTGAACTCGCAAGCATCCACGGCATATCAATCTTTTCCATCACATCGTTTCGTATGGATATGATAAACACTCTCTGTCGTTTCTGTGGTACACCGTAATGAATGCCATTCAGTACCTTGTATACTGTGGTATATCCAAGTGCTTCAAAGTCTCGTACCATCTTGGTTAGATGTTCTCTTGCGTAGTCCATTGTCAACCCTTTGACGTTCTCACACACGATAACTTTGGGTTTCATCTCGGCCGCAATGCGTATCTGTTCCCAAGTCAGGTCTTCAATGTTCTTTTGTTTCATACCATACGCAGTCTTTTCTTTGTTCCAACCCTTCTGCTTAGTCCCGCTCATAGAGAACGGCGGACAAGGTGGGCTGCCGTCTAGTATATCCAGCTCTCCTACCTTCAGTCCTGTCATCTCCATGATCTGTTTGCCTGTCACCTGTTTGATATCACCACATATATGTGGTGTATTGGGCCAGTTCTCCAGAT